AGGTAACATCTGGAAGTTCTTCATGGCTACATATGCTTTAGCATAGTTGTTCTTACCCCAGTCTTCACCCGCAGAATGTTTAGGTAAAGCATTATGATCAAGCAGAATAACAGTGCCTAACTCATCAATTAAAATATCTGAAATCTGATTATTCACCAGATTGTATCCTACCTGGAATGGTTTCATCTTGTCCACCAGCGATACAGAACGCGAATTGCGATCAGAAAATACTGACCCTTCTACAGGAAGTTTACACCCATATAAAGTGTAATCACCTTTGAACTGAAACTTAACGGGTTTAATGTTCAGATAAATAGGTTGTATTCCCATGTAGTCTGCATTCCCATAAAAGCTAGGTCTATTGGGTCCTACTTTCAATCCGCCCCATACCTGATTAATCCAAATCCATTTGATATGTTCACCCTGTACTAATGTGTTTTCATCCTTAGTCTTATTGACTTTGGTATCATATACAGGCGGTACAGTAATCTGATAATCTTCTGTAACTACCTCATGAAACTTCATCCCTGTTTCTGGATCAATCTTAGTAAGATGACCTACCATTCGCTGTGATTTCCAGTAGACAGTGGTGACCCTGAGCAACTGGTATGTGCCGAAGTCCTGGAGGTCTTCGCTTTCATTAAGAATCCTGGTAATAATATCATCACCAGCAGCAAGGAAATAATCATTAACAGAAGTAAACTGACGAAACCCAAGACTAGGCCCAGTAACATTCCACTGATGAGAACGGGTGCCATCATAATAAGTGCCATCATTTTGATAACCTTGGATAGGATACCCCGCAGCTTTTTTGGGGTAGATTGCTTCAAGTGATCTAAGTTGTTCATCGTTCATTAAATATCCATACCTGTCTATGATATCAGAGACAGTATGCAGTTCAATTTTACCTACAAAATTACCCTGGGAAATATACCTGATGTCAGGAGACTTATGATAAAATGTGAGAATAGGGTTCCACAGTTCTACATCATAATCGTCCTCAAACATGTTAAAATGCCAAAACTCACGATCAGTGGTGAGCATATCTCTGAAAGCACGGTTCTCTAGTTCTTTGATTTTAAAACGCTCAGTATCAGCCTCATGTTGATGATTAGCCCACTGCTCAGTCAAGGATCGATAATTTTTTTTGAAAAACTGTTCGATTTCAGGAAGAGACTTGATGTTTTCAGGAGAGAGTGCTTCTTTGAATTCCTCTGACTCTGGATCAGCACCCTGATTGATCAGATTCATAGCCAGTTTCATCTCCGCTTGTTGCACCAATGTTTGCTCAACCATTGCTCGTTTTTCTTCAAGCATTTCGTTAAAGCTTAGTGGATCAGTGGCTACGTACTGTACTTTATCCGTACGCTTTGCAAACTCCCCACACATTACATTAATTACATTAGGGATGATGGGATAGAACTTCAGTTCTAGTGCCGAGGCATCCTCGCGCGTGAGAGTCTCAACCAGATCAGCATATTCATTATCTTCTTCTACTACATAATCTGTTCGGTCAATAATACCATTAGCGAGCTTATAGTTCTTGAGAAGTTTACGCGCATTCCTTCTGATCTGACGCAAACCTTCCATCTCAAACCAGTCCATGTTCCATGCACCCCACTCACCATCCTTCTGAGCTTTAGGTAAAAACTGGAGAGGTTGAGTGAGTGTGCCCATCCTGGTGTGATCTGTTTTCACACCTGCCTTGGCTTGCATTGCGTTGATTACTAAGGCCATAACTCTATTATTTTAAATTTCTGAATGCTTGTCTTACTACTTTGTCTTTGTTACGAGACATGGGTTTACCTAAATTACGAAAGGGACTCATATTTAATTTACTCAAATTATCTGACTTTTTAGCGTTTTGCCCCAGTTTTGTTTCAGTTTCAACTTTGTGAGCATATCCTCTATTGGATTGTTGCACCTTGGCGAACGCCACTAAAGCACAAAACGCCACCAATCTATCCACGTTCAGACCTTCTCTATATTGTTGCATTTCTTTGAGAAGTACAGGATCTTTGATTCGTTCTATGCCATAGGTGGTTTTAACAATTGTACCATCGGGTTTAGTTTCCACGTCCAACTCTTCGGTAAGGAAGTTAATGCCATAAGATATGAGATGTGATTTAAATAGCGTACCTGTATTACGCCACCCATATTCCTGAAATACATTATTGTTAGAACCCAGATCTTTTAAAAACAGGATTTGGGACTTAGGCACCAGATACTTCTGTTTCTTCTTGTGTATCATGTGCTGGATAAACAGAGAGATGTTGTTCTCTACAATCGTCCATGCCCCGTAATACTCGATGAGTTTTTCAAGAAGTTCGTGGGTTTTGTTGATATCATCATATCGTCCACACCAGGAAGCCACTAGTTGATCTTGTTCAATATGATTTTCAACGCTACCATCTGCTTTTCGTTTAGTAATTTGCAGTGGTGTCTTATATACAAATATACTGCACAAGGATTCTGAGGTCGTTGTTTTTCCTTCACCCACTGGGTCAATGGATGCATAGTATGTACCCCAGGGTGCATCTTTCACTGGTTTTTCCCACATCAATATGGCCCCCTCCTTGTTCTCTGTCTTAGGAGAAAGAGGGAATTCCATGATAGGCAAACGCTTGGTTGGCTTTGCCTCTATCTCACCTCTATCATTATATATCAGTTCGACAGCCTCACAGTAATATTCTTTGTCCTCTATTCTTCTCATTTGACCAGTGATCAAATGGAGGGGCCATACTGAAGACTTCCTATACGCAAATGCCTCTTCAATATTGATAGGCTTTTGTGATACACGAAGTTGATAATCATTGCTTTTAAGATCTTTCTTCCACTTCTTGCGTTCTTCCAGGATCATGTCCAAAGCATTTTCCACCTGAGAATTTCCATATTCATCAATACATGGAATCATACTCCATTGTTCTGGTATAAAAAGACCGCAGGATCCAATGTCACCATTTTCATTTAGCAGATTAGTGGAAACAGCCAAGACATCTTTTGAGTCAGGATTCATAATTATATCCCGCAGGGGTTCACACTGATCAAGGTCACCCACAGATCCTGCCACTGCAAACATACCTGTATATATCATACCTGATTTAAGTGCTGGCAGGAGATACTCCAAAGTTTCATTCATGCGTGGTGCAATCCCAGCTTCTTCGTGAAAGAAGAATGAGCATGGACCACCCACACCATTGGTAGGATCTTTCTCCAATGTAACACCGATCATCACTGACTTCAATCCTACATCTTTCTTTCTACCACCCTGAGAAATCTCAATCTTTTGTTCCCAGTTGAAAGTCTTATCTGGTTGAGTGGGGCGATACCATGCAGTATGTGTATTAAGAAAGTTTCGATATTCATCCAGAAAACGCCATGTTCCTTTCTCGTTAATGTAATCCTTTAGGGAGGCAGCTATCTTATTGATCCAGCCTTCTTCAAACCAAAATCCATTGATCATCTTGGCAGCATGGAAGTAACTGGATGCTATCTGTCTTTTCTTAAGAATAGCCACATGTTTATAACTGTACTTGGCAAGATCCTCATACAGAGCCATGTGATACTGTGCATCCCTTACATCTGGGAAACCAAACCTCGCAATCTCTTTATTGTAGATCGGAAGAAAGTTGAGCCACATGTAATAATCCCGAGTGAGATACCAAGTCTTTTCTTTATTCTTGAATATAACACCCATCCTGCACTTTTCTTTTTCAAAGTCCCAATACTGGATATAATCTCTTGATCTGATGGGGGCGGCACAGTAGAATTTGTGCTTGTTAAATTGTCTAGCTTGGGAGTTGAAGAGCACACTGGTTTGGTCAAATTCATACTTTCCAGGTTCTTTAAATATTCCTTGTAAGAACTGCACAAATTCGTTCCTGGTCGTGAACATTGTGTGCGACCATACTTCTGTTTGGACATCGTATGTGGGTATTTTGATAAATAGCTCCATTATAGTTCAGCGATTTTATTTTCATCACCATTAATACGATAAAGGATATCTATCAGTGTTTTCACTTCTTTTGATTTTATCACCATCAGATTTGGGTCGGATGGATTGTTAAAATACTGCGCGTAGTCTTTTCGCTGGAACGCGCTCCAGAGTTCTGTGTAATGGTTGTAGTGAAACACCCACTCATAGAGAGATTCTTTATTGATCATATGCAAGTTGCTGTCCTCCTCTAACAGTTGATTGTTGTTCTTCGAGTAAATCTTTGTAGGCTCCTTTAAAGCTTTGTCTGATGTCTTCAAACTTGGCCGCCGTATTAACCAGAGCCATAATATTACCATCCCTACCAGCTTCGATGGGCGCTGTTTCCATATACTTAGCCAGCCTGTCCAGCATTTTTTTAATACCCATGTAAGACCTGAGCGTAGGAGTTTCATACAGCTTTTCGCAGAATTTCACAGCATCAATTATCACTTGATCTTCTGTGGAAAACGTGCCATCTATTTGTTTAAGAATTAAAGATTCTTTGTCAGTTTCCACCACATCAAAAAACGGATTCAATTCTGGGTTGGGGCAGGTCATATAGAATATATACGCAAATACATTAATATAGGAATCAGGGTATTGTTTTACCACTGCTTTGAGATCTTTTAATACGAAGCAATGTTCGGTGGGCACCACTATATTATTATGTACATCAAATAATTTAATCACGGTGGGTAAGTTTATAGTGTTGGATTAATTGTATAACCTCATCCTTAAGATAAGGTACTTCGTATGGAATAACTTCTTTAATAATGAAGTTACCATCGCTGTCTTTAAGATAGATAGGATAACCATATGGATCTTT